TTAGACTTAAGCCATGGTTTAAACCAAGCAGGAACATATGTATTAAAAGCATTAGGGTAAGGTCCTGCTTGTTTAGCAACTCCATTTGCATTATTAGCACTGCCAGCATTAAATAACATTCGTTTAATACCAAATATATCATTAGGATCAAACTTACCTTCATCGGCAGGAGCTTCACCAGCTATTTGATATTGTGGTACACCACCTTGAGCAAACCTACCTGAAGGATTACCATAATTACCAGATATTTTAACATTTGTTTTTCCTATCTTACCATTCCATTCAGCCCCTACATTTAAATTAGACTGTGATGTATTTGGTCTTGACATCATCATACTTTGAGAATCAGAATTTTGATCATTAAAGTTTTGAGTGTATCCTCCATTAATTCCAAGAGTCCCACGTAATAATGGAAATTTAGTATTTGCACCAATTCTTAAATTACCACCAGCATAATTACCTGTTACAGATAATCCTTTATTATTACCAAATAGTCTAGGAAATGCAGCAGAAGCATTATAGTTAATATTACCTACTTTACCATTATTAATAACTGAGTTAGCTCCAACACCTATGTTATATGTTTTTTTATCATTGTTAAAATTAAAATCTAATCCTACTGGTTTACGATTTCCATATTGTTGATAATATCTATTATTATTATTTTGAAAATTATTTTTTAAACTTCTAGGAAATTTTACACACATTTGAAGTTCTTCATCAAATAATTCTCCTGGAGGACATCCTCCACCCATAGCATAATCAGGCATACCACCATTAGCAAAATAACCACCATAGGCAGCTTGAGATTGTTCTTCTCCTTGTTGTTGTCCTTGTTCTTTAGAAACTAATCCTTTAGCTACTTCAGGAATACCTTGTGGAAATCCTTTAATACTTTCTTGAACTAAAGCAAGTTCAGCTAATTTTCTTTGATAGTTTTCTATCATTTTTGTAGCTGTTTTTTTAGCTATAGGATCAGCATAAGGATTTTGAATAATTCCTATGTATTTATTTACATCATATTGTTTAGCAACATCAGCTGGAGTAATTCCAGATTTTTTAGGGCTTTTACCAAAATAATTTAAAACTTGAGGATTTTTAATCTTCATTTTCTGTGTATCAGAATAAATAAAAGATCCTTGAGGTGCTTGTTGTTTAGTAAGTTTAACACCACCATTAGCATGACTAGAACCACTTATTTTCATATGTGTTCCATCAGGACGAAGAATAGTTTCTCCACCTTCTGCCTCAAGCACATAAGGATTATTTTTAGTTTCATCTTGTTCTTTTACTTTATCTTCAGCTTCAGTGTATGGATTTTTAGCCATTGTGTTATACAGATTACGTTGGCCTATATAAAGACCATAATCACTTTGTCCACTATACTGAGATTCACCACCCTGGGCCATGTTAGTAGGACCACCAACGATACGTATTTTCATATTAGTAGTATTATCAGTGGATTGACCACCTTCATTAAAAATTTTTCTATCTTTAATTATGTTATAAGATTCTTTACCTTCCCATTTTGTAAACTGTTTAAATAGTTTATCTTTTTCTTCAAGAGATAATGCAGATAATCTTTTATTCCCACCCATAGCTTTTACTATTTCATCAGTAGAATTATTATGTTGACCTGAATTACCAGATACCCATTTATTTCTAGCTTCTGCTATAGTGAGGTTATTATATCCTGAACCAAACATTAAATCTTTATTAGCCTGAATACCAGTTTCTAAATCTGGAAATATAGCCACTTTACCTCCATTATCATCAGCACCAGGTTTAGCTCCATATTTTGCAGCAAAGTTACCATAGTGTACATTCATTGGGTTATTATGACTAAGAGAGATTTGTTGTCCATTATTACTTGATTTAGCACTTCTATTAAAACTTATATGAACATGCCCTGTATGAGGATCTGGACCTGTATATGGTCTCCATTCATTTGATACAGATGGGTTCCATATTTGTTTATTAAAGATAACGTATTTAACATTTCTATTTTTAGCATCTGCAAGTATTTGTTGAGCAACTGCAGATCCTTGATTTAAATCAGTAATTCCAAGATCTAATGCATCCCCTGTATTATGATCACTTGTAGTTTTTTTATGTTTCTCATCCCCCCATATTCCTAGATTTGTTACTCCTTTAAATTCTTTTGAATAATCATTCCAAGTTTGAGAAGCCATTGGATTTGCACCTGAAGACTTATAAGATTTTGTTGAAACATTTTCAGAAACAGGAGCACTTACAGGAGCACTTACAGGAGCAGCTGTTCTAACTGGACCTACTACATCTGTAGAAACATCAGGAAGAAATGCTCTTTGTACAATTTGATCACCAGGAACTGTTATACCATCTGCAGCTTTAAACATACCACCATACTTTTGAAAAGTAGAACTTGCTCCAAAAGGATTAGCTTGAGTTCCTTTACTTTTATAGCCCATTTCATCAGGTTTAAACATACCATCATTAATATCATAGTCTCCTCTATTAGTAAAAGTATCTACACTATAAGAATTATGTGGTTGCATACTTTGAGCCATCCACTTATTATATTCTTTTTGTTTTTTTTGTTTATCAAAATAGCTAAGAGCCATATTAGCCATTGTAAAAGCTTGATCTATACCCTTATTAAATTTACCTAATGCTGATGAATTAGTTAATGCTGATGAATTAGTTGTAGTGGTTTTTATTGGATTTTTTGATTTAGAAACAGAATATTCTGTAGCAGAATCAAATATATTATTACCATCCTCATCTAATTCTCCATACCGTAAAGGTGCTACAGAAGATTGTGTTAAAGTAGAACTATTTACAGCTTGCTTATTATTTGCATTGTCAGCAATAGATAACGACATACCACTCAATGGATCTTTAGTAGTAGTAGTAGTAAGCATAGGGATATTTAATCCTGCTAAAGCTTTAGGTAATCCTTTACTTATAATTTTAATTCTAGGCATAATTATATATATTGAATTTTATAACCTTGATCTATTAATTTTTTAATATCAGTATCATTCATATTATATTCACCACCAACTTTATATTGATTAGCAAATTTACCTTTTTTATCATTACTTCCACCATATTTCATTCCCATACCATACATTGCTTGTGGTGCTCCTTCCATAGCTTCTTGTTGTAGAGCTTGTTCTTGCTCTTGTCCAACTTGCATTTGTTGTATAACTTGTTGTATAATTTGTTGTGCCATTTCTTGTGGTACACCTTCTTGTATAAGTTGTTGCATTATTTGTTCAGGTTGAGCACCTTGCTGTAACATCTGGGCAACTTCTTGCATAATTTGTTGTGGATCAATTCCACCACCATTTTGTTCTGGTGCTCCCTGTGGAGAAACTTGTTGTTCTTGTTGTTGAGCCATCATTGCAGCTTGATCAGGAGACATACCACCATCATCATACCTTCTAGGACCTACAGGAGGAAGTTGTATATGATTAGGCATCCAACCATCTGGAGTATATCCTACAGTATTCATAAAGTTACGTAATTGTTGACCTTGTGTACTGTACAAAGGAGAACCACCATCTTGCATCCAATCAAAAGCTGGTACTATTCCTTGATGATTATATTGTGTCATATCACTGTATATAGGACCACCTTCCGCCATACCCATTTCATATTGAGGAAGGTTATATGCTGACTCACTATAATCAGGAATATAAGAACCACCATAATCAAAGTATTGACCACCACTAGATGTACCACTATATCCATCTGCATATACACCTGGATTACCATGTTGAGGTACATTAGCATAAGCATCTCCACCATATTCTTTTATACCATATTTGTTCTTTAAAAAATTTTGATCTTTAGCTCTTCTACTATCAACTACTATGGTTGTATCTCCTTTAGGAAATAATTGTCCTGTTAAACAGTCTATATCTTGTCCATATAAGTTAGTACAACCATAGCTAGCATTTCTTTTTTCACCAGGTCCTTTCATAATTTTAAGTCTTCTAGCACCTTCTTTAGGATCATAACCAGAATCTCCAACACGAGGATTAGTTCCGTATATAGTATGTTGATACAGATCTGTAACTTTAGGAGCAGCTTCTCCAAATGCAGGTATAGGATTCATTGCAAATCCTTTTTTACCATATACATGAGGAACAGGAACTGATAAATAAGTACCTGTTGGAGTAGCTTTAGCTTTATTTGCTTTTTTTGGGTCAGTTTTAAATAATTGGTCTATCTGTCCTACTCCTGTATCATTTATTTCTCCATCTTTATTTAAACCAGTCATTACAGGAAAAGTTTTAACAACCTTACCATCTATTACAACATACATAACACCTTTATTTTTATCTGTAATCATTCCAGATTCTAAATATCTAGCATCAGCTTCTGTGCCAATTACTGGTTTAGTTGACTTAGGAAGATTATAATTTTTTATTATATCTTTCATCCAAGGATAATTAAACAACTCACTTGGTGTTTGTGGAGTTGCAATTTGTTCTGCTTTTTTAAAATTAGATAGTAATTGACCTTTTTGATTTCTACCTTTCCAATCAGCAGGATTACTTTGTTTAGTAGGATTACTTTGTTTAGTAGGTTGTGCTAAATAACTATTATTATCAAATGGAAACACACCAAAATTACTTTTATCTGAAGAATATGATTTAAAACCATTATTTGCTGGAGCCGTTATATAAGGGTTTTCTTTAGCTTGTCTTGATTTTTCTGAAGCTATAAAAGCATTAATTTCTTCCTGTGTAGGCTGATATTCTTTAGAAGCTTTAGTTTTAGCTTTAGTAACAGACTTAGCAGATTCTTTAACAACTTCATAGTTATTTAAAATATCTGGTTTACTGTTAATCATATTTATAAGTTTATTATTTTCTCCTGCTCTACCAGTATATCCAGTCATACCTAAAGATTCAGCAAACTTTTTTCTTGATGCATAGTTTGAAGCTTTACCTTTAGAAACTAATAAATCCACTATACTTACACCTCCATAAGGTTTTGGATCAGCAGTTACAGTACTTCCCTCTTGATAGCTACGATAAGAACCTCCATCATTATATACATCCACACCACCACCATATTTCATCTGGTAAACATGGTTATCAAAATGAGATTCTGTTGGAAATTTACTATAGAACTCTTCTATTGTATTAACTCCACCTAATTTTAAAAATTGATTAATCATTGTTTTTAATTTATTTAATTTATAATTATTTATAGATATCTATTTAGCCATTCACCTGATGTACCACCGTATTTAGCTACATCTGAATTTTTAGTTTTATTTTGAGCTATTTTATTCATCATTTCTATAATCTGTTCTGGTGTATAAATCATCTCCAATTGATCAATTGGATTAAACCCATCCGAACCCATTACATTTTTTATTTTTTTATATTGTTCTTTATTTACCTTTTGTTTAAAAGGATCATATATACCATTTTTCTTTGCTAAATATTTAGCAGTTCTAAGTCTTGCTAATGTTTCTGTAGGATCAGCAACATATCTTTGAAATTCTAAGTTACGTTTTACCTTTTCGTTATATTCTTTAGAATCTATAAACCATTGTTTTATTGAAGGTAATTGTCCATAGTATGGTTTAGGTGCTATTTTTTTATTTTTATTAATTAAATCAATATCAGTTTGTGGTATAGCATGTCCATTATAATCAAGTTGATGACTTACTTCATGAACAGCAATGTCATTCCATGGACGGAATAACATAGAATTTTTTTGATCTATATGAGGAACTCTATTTTTAAAATAAGAAATACCCCCTATATTGGGATTGTTTGAAAGTATAGGTGCACGACTAAACTCAATATCACTTAAATCTGTATGTAAGTCTATTGGATTCTTCCCCATTTTTTTATCGGCAGCTACACTATTACTATATAACTCTTTAAACATTGGTGAGTTATAATAATCCATCATAAATTTCTTAGCTTCTGTAGCATCACTATTAACTTCACGATCTCTATTATTTTCAAGAGCAGCTCTCAAAGATAATTGAGTTGCAAGATTTGTTCTTGTATTATCTGAATAATTTTGTATATGCGGTGATATTGTTGTAGTATTTGTTGTCAAACCTCCTGTTGCATATTTATCTACCCATCCTCTTGTATAACCACCATACTTATGTGCAGGAATTGTAGTTCTTGAAGTTTCAGGACTTGATTTTTTACTTTTTGGACCAGGACTAGCAAAAACAGGTGTTGTATTTAAAACAGGAGTTTCTATTGGTTTTAAGAAATTAGAAGTTTGTTTAAGACCTTCTTCTGCTGTTTTATCCAATACAACTTTACCAAGACTTTCATGGGCAATATGATTAACTCCTCTATAAGTATTAATACCTGCCTTTATTTCACTAGCTAAAGGATATAAATGTAATGCAGTATTTAAGGTTTGTGCAGCAGCGTCTCCCCAATTTTTCCAATTAGTAGGGTCATGATAAACTTCTTCATATGAATGAGCAAGATGAGGAAGGTGTTCAATACCTTTATATCCGGTGTAAGCACTTAATAAACTACTAGGAGTAAGTCCAGCAACTCCTGCAATAGGAGCATTAAATGCAGCACTTGTAGCTGCTACATAAGGTGTAGCTGCTGCTGCAACAAATGGAGCTGAAGCTACTGCTGTCCCTACTGCAAATGGTGCTGCTAAACCTCCCACTGTACTTAATATACGTCTTTGACGGTTAGCATTTCGATCTATTATTTTACCAGATAAATCTGTATCTGAATATTTTTCTACAATGTTACCATTATCATCTAATCCTGCATGTTGATTACTTCCTACATAACTACTATTTAGTGCTGTTCTTCTTTCTCTTTCATAAGGTGTTTCATAACCTCTAGCTTGTCTTAGTTGTGGTTGATTTGATATTTTATTTTTTAATTTATTATTTTCTACACGTTCTGTATTGTTTATTTTCTGCAGTTGTTGTTGTTGAATGTAACTGTTACTGTTAGCTAATGGTTCATTTAAAATAGTATTTTTAGTAAGAGGAGACTGAGTAGTTTGTTTAGTTACACTAGAAAATAAATTTGGGGATAAGCTAGGTCTAACTCCATTAGGATTAGTAATAGCATGATATATTCCTTTTTTTCCTACTTCAGCTTGTACTTGTTCAGGGGTTTGTCCTTGTGCATTAAAACATCCATTGTATGGAGGCTTAGGAAAAAACCCTGGTGGACATGTTAATCCACCTACATCATATTGATTTAATGAACCACCGTTCTCAAATATTCCACCATATTTACCTGTATCAGTATTTTGAAAAGGTATTGTTTTAGTCTTAGAAATAGTATTAAGAAGATCTACTATTTGATCATCAGTATAAACCTCTCTAAGTTGAAATAATGGATCATATCCTCGAAATTTAATATCACCCTTATCGTATTGATCTAATACTTTTTTAGTTGCTTTCTGAGTAAATGGATTATAGAGTTTTTGATTTTTTGCATTATATCTAAAGTTCATTAATCTAGCTCTAGTCTCAGTTGGTACTGCTACATAGGCCTTATAATCACTTAACAGTTTTCTATTATTATTTAGTACAAATGGTTTTGCAAGATATGTAGATGATGCTGCATTTTTACCCATTGTATTCTTCAGCATATTAAAAGGAGCTGGTTTAACTTCAGCTTCAGGAGGACTAAATTTAGGAGCAGAATATGCATATCTATCAATTTTTCTTTTATCAGAATCAGGCATAAAAAATCCACCATAATCACCAGCATGTGATAACTCATGAATAAATACTTCATCAGTTTCTTCTTTATTTCCATTAAAATCCTTTGAATTTACTTCGTATTTGTAATTTTTAGGACTTCTTGTAGCTGCTTTAGTGTAAACATCATGTTTTGCATTATTACCAAAAAATCTAACAAAAGCTCCTGGATTTGCAAATATTTTTGGAAAATCACGAATTAAATTGTAATCTGTTTCATTGTATACAGCATACCCACCTAAACCAGGATCAGCTTCTTTCTTAGTTAAATTTGCATATTTTTTTAAAAGTTCTTTTTCTCCCATAACATACATAGGTGCAGTAGAAATTAAATTATTTCTTTGATCTCTTATTTTTCTAGCATAAATAGAATTAATACCAGCTGGATCATCTTTGTCTACACTATTTTGTAACATTTGTGTAGCCATAGGAGAGTTGTTCCAGTCTTTCATGAAATCTTTTAATTCACTAGATGATTCTAAAATTTTTCTAGTAGTGGTTTTTGTTACAATAACTCCATCTTCAGCATACTGCATATCCTCATTTTGAGGTTGATCATTCTGAGCAACACTATTCATTATATCTATAAAGGCAGCTTTCTTTTGTTCAGCTGTTCCTTTAAGAGTATTCATTACATCCTGAAAATGTACATTTTTTATTATTTCAGAATTCTTAAACATTTTATTATATTCTTTCTCTCCAAAAACATTAGTCTTTGCATCGTATATATTATTCTTATCTAGTAAATATCTTATAGGTTGAATTCTATTTATAAATTCTGTAGGAGTATTATAGTAATTAAATGTCATACCTTTACTTCTATATCTAGGTGCACTAGCATCAGACTTAGTATAATTAAAAATTTTCTTTTTAGTAGATGTAGGAATTCTTACACCTCCATCATCTGCTGCATGACCAAACTCATGTAAAGGAGTTGTTTCAAATCCTTTTGTAGGATTCCATGCATTAGGTCTATATTCATTTTCTAAATAAATATGACCTGGTTTATCATTTCCTCTACCATAAGAATCAGGACCCCATTTACCAGGTAAGAATTTATCTTGTTTGTAATCATACCATTCACCTTCATATTGCTTAGGTATAGTTATACCAGATATATATTCAGGTTCTTTTGCTATAGACTTAACATAATCAACTTTTTCATTAAGTACATTGTTAAATCTTTCATTAACCTCATTAGTTATAAAAGCATTGTTTTGATCAGGAAATTCTTTTTTAAGTCTTTCTCTATACATAGGGGACTTAATATAAGATAGTAACCAATCTTTTTGTTTATTAGTTCCTTCTGTAGGTTTAGGTTCTATAGGTTTAGGTTCTATATCTATAGAAATAAGTTTAGAAATATTATTTAATCCTCCATATTGTAAATCTGGTATAGATATATCTCCACCATTCTTCATTTTAATAGTACCACCACACTTATGACATGTCATAGGATCTATTCCACCATCTACTGCTTTCCAAGACCATCCACAATTAGAACATGTCACTGTTCTACTAAGAAGACCTCCACCATTAGCCATTCTAGGAAAGTATGTAGATATTCTATTAGGATTAGTTAACATCCATGAAGAGCCTCCCTCAGCATACTGACCAAATTGTGTAGCTTTAGCTTTATCTGAAATATAACCACCCGTATCATAATGTTGTTCATCTACATAGTCAGCTCCTGGAAATTGAGTGTTACTTGTATCATATGCTTCTAACCATTTAGAAGGTCCATTATTAGGAGTGGCTTTAATTCTATACGGGGTTGGATTATATAATGTATCAGATGGAATTCTATAATGACTTCCAACTGGAGGCAACCCATTCTTATAACCCTCATTAGAAACAAAAGGAACAGTTGCTTTTTTATTAGGCAACCCACTCATTCCTTTATTAGGAACATGTGCAGTTTTGTTTAAGTTGTTAGCTATAATTGTATTTAAATTAGGCTTCTTCATTATCTTGGTGATTGTAATAATTTTTGATTAGATACTTTAAATAAGAACTTGTTATTTGTACTTTTTACTTTTCTTAAAAATACTCTATTAACATTATGTCTAAACTTCTTACGTTGTAAAACTGGTTTATTATAATTTACATACTGAGGATTAATTGGATAAATATAACCATTAGGTTCAGTATTAAACATGGGCCTAAATATACCACTATATTCTCCTCTATCATTTGTAATATCCCAGAATTGATTAAATCTATATTTTTGTTCTTCTTTAGAAAATTGAATATCAATATAATCTGGACTCAAATTTATCTTTGGATAATTTAACATATTCAAAGGATCATTCTTTGTCTTAAGATTAAGTTGTAGCATTCCACTAATTTGCTCAGAATTATAAATAATAGCCTGGTCAAAGTTTTGGTCTAATACATGAGACTTATCTCTGCAATCATTATACATATTATAAACTTCAAGTAAGTACTCTATACTTCTCATTGTATTTACGGTCTGTCCTGTAGCAGATACAAATTCTATCTCAAATGGATAATCTATACCATAGTAGTTACAATAAGAGTCACAACGTATATTATGTTTCCAAACATTATCTTTATCTACACTCATAAAGTGGGATCTTCCTGGAATTAAGAATGTAGGAACCCAATCATGAAAACTAATCCAACTTTGTGATTTACAATCATAACTCACTGTAAAGTTAGCTGGTTTAAAATGATTAGTATTTGTTAGTGCAATTGGTGTTCCATTTAAGGTAAACCCATTATTTGCAGTATTAAGTTGTAAGCCAGCTGTTAATGGAAAATAATCTTTTTTAGTTATATATATTATGTCATAAGTATTATCATACATCATTTGAACACCCACACCACTTACAGGATTATCATATAAAGTATATGTTGGAAATTGTGTAAGAAGTTGTGAAGGTAAATATTTAGCAAACCACCACCTCATCCCAGCTGCTGCAGATATTTCTTTTAACTGACCAGCATACAAAAATATTTTACCTTGGTTTTGACTCACCCAAAATACACCATGCACTGTATTTATTGAACAATACCTTCCTTGATTAGATGCATATTCAAATGACTCATCAACATTTACCACAGACTGCATTGCTTGTTGAAATAATCCACCATCACCAATTGTTATTTTAGCTCCTGTTCCATCAACTTTAAGTTCCTCAACTCCCATAAATGACATAGGACTTTGATTAGCCATCATAAAAAGAGAACCTGTTTTATTAATAGGTTTAATACAAGAAACTCTAGATAGAAAATCTTTGTAGTTATTAGTTAAAAATATTTTCCAACTATCTTTCTTAGATCCAACTTGTTGTGGTAAAGAATAAATTACACGATTAGGTCTATATGTATAACAACTTGCAGCTTTAATAGGACTATAATCTCTAGGTAATAGATTACCCCATGATATATGACTACTAAATAATTTAGATATACTTAAGTTATAATCATACTTGTAATAGTTTCCACTAATTACAATGTCACTTCTAAACATTGCTTTAAGATCAGAAAATGTTCTATCATCATAATGTCTTCTTGGTATATCCTCTTCCCAATCTCTATATGCTACATTCACTTCACTCTCTACAAAAAAATCACGTACACCATTACAAAATAAATAAAACTGTCCACCATTAACACCAAAAAGTCCAGGATTTTGATTATCAAGATTTCTATATGATGAAAAAGAATCCCCAAAAATATTGTGTTTATATTTAAAATTATTTATCCAATATACCGGATCTGGAATATTATAATATAATTGATAGTTCCATTCAAACTCATCAGGTTCTCCCATAAGCCATGATGTAAAAAATGGCATTGTATTTTTTTCAGTGAATCTATTTACATAAACATCTCCTCCAAAAAATATATTAGTAGTTGTATTAGCAGTGGGTATTATATTAGCAGTGGGTGTTATACAAGTGCTTATTGGAATTTGCTTAATAGATTCTAATTGACCATACTGAGATGCAATAGGTATTTTAAGAGCCCCATAATAAGAAGCAACAGGAGAAGAAATATTAGTATTCTTACTACGATTACCTAATAAAAATCTACTTTGATCGTTTCCAGTTGGTACTATATTTTTATTGACTTGAATAAAAACAGCTTTAGATCTCATTATATTTTGAATAAGATAGTTTCCTGCAAACTGCTGTAAATTGTTTCCACCATAAGCCGACTCAAGAACTTTTCTTCTTCTGTTATTTATAAAATTACTTTTATACGTATTATAAAAAGCATGTGAGTTATACTGAACTGCAAACTGTACTCTTCCAACTAAATACATAAATACATCATATACTTTTTGTTGTTTAGAAGATAACATTGCAACAATTAAAGCAATTACAGCAGCTGTTGTTATTGCCCAAGTTATTATTTGCAAAACATAATATGCCCATGATAAAACTGTCATAATTGTTCCTGTAATATTTCCTCCAGCTGCAGCTGGAGAAGAGGGAAAAGGAGATAGTTGATATGTAAATTCTATTGGGTTGTCTTCTGTTCCTGTAAATTTTATTGCTCCACCAGCTGCACCACCAGCTTTTTTAAATATTGCACCTCCTATAGTTTGCATTGCTTCAGCAGCAGACATTAAATATAAAATATCTCCTACAATTTTTACTAGTCCTGATGCTAATTTAAATCTTGGATGTTTCCATGAATCTTCAAAATAGCCATTAGCAGTACCTGTAAATTCTTGGTATAATTTTATTTCTCCTTGATTTAAAAAAGGATTACTAAATGTTGTGTCTGGACTATGAAAAGAAAAAATATCATCTGTATGTCCTTGTCCTGTTAAAAAAGGATCAGTACGTAAATCATTATATGGATAGTTTTGAAACAAACCTTGACTTGAGCTTTTTGTGTCAAACTTCCTCATATTATTAAAAAGCCCTTTTGCAATAATAGATTTGTTTCCTTCTCGTGAACCACGAAGAATTTCATAACCTACTACACCTGGAATAAGATTACCACTATTATCAAGAGGGGGTTGTATATTTTCAAATTGAACTCCTAATATAGTTATAGTGGTTCCATTATTATTAAAAATACTTAGTGGATTATTTGCAACAGATGTAACTGTTTCATCAGGAAATTTATGATGTCTTATAGGAAGACCACATAAATTACCCCATATATCTAGACGATTATCTGGATATAACTCAGTAGATTCCCAATATGACATATCACCTCTAGCAACTATTATTCCTCCATTTAAATATGATGGATTTAAAACAAAAGGTAAACCACCTATACTACCCGTGTTTTCAACTTGCCATGTTTGTCTAGTTACTACTGGAGCAACTTGAGTTTCAAATGCATCATCACCTGTAATGTTTGCTCTATCAGATGGAAGAGCTGGTCTACCTGGTATATGATATGACTCACTAAACTCACCAGTATTATAAATCCAACGTATAAAAAATGCATAAACTTCATCTCTCATGTAGCCTGCATTATTATTACCTTTTATATAGTAATCTGCAGGATACTGAACAGCTGTCCATTTAGTTCTAATGTTATTAGCTATTGGTTGATAGTTAAATTTAAATTTACTATATGTACCTATTCGTAATAAATAGTCATTAGTTTGATACATAGCATCTGTCTTCTCAATAGGTTCAGATCTAAATACTACGTCTCCAACACTTACTGAAACATATTCTGTACTCCATCTATCAACATAAATTGTTCCTTGAGAAGTAGAATAGTATCCAATTCTTTTAGCTACAGTTTGAGCATTTACAGTTGATAGTATTACTAATTCAAATTCATCAAAGTCTTTATCAATTTCACTAATTTTAATTACTAAAGAACTACTTACATTTTCATGTGTCCATAATGGTTGTACAGCAGTTAATCCAATATAATCAGTAATCTTCACTTGATTTATAGTGTAAGCTATGCAAGCTTGGTAAGATCCGTTAGGCATACTACCAGCTATTAAACCTCTTTCAATTGAAATACAAGGATGAGTAATTAACGGAGCAATTCTAAGAGTCTCACAATTTACAGTTGTAAGGTAAGTTCTTACTCTACAATTGTTTACATAGCTATCAATATAATTGTAATACTGTTGTGTGTTATCAACATCCATTGATCTTGTTGGGTTTATTCCATCATCCCAATAAACTAAACGTTCACAGTCATATCTTTTACGATAAGTCCCAGTAATTAAATTACTAAGTTTAAAACCCAAACAAGGATCATTTAATAACGTTGAATAAGTGCAAGCTGATTCATCAAAGATTCCTATCTCACAATTAGTATCATCTGTTAAATATACTGCCCATTGATCATCTGTAAGATGTATACATCCTATAAGAGTATATGGAAGTTTTATACAAAATAAATTAGATGGCTCATTACCTATAACACCAACTTGACCATCATGGGAGTTATTCACTGCATTACGTGCATGTGTATATAACCCTTCCCCTACAAATGTATCATTGTAGTCTTTGAGCATACCTTTACTAAAGGTATTAGTTGTTGCTCCAGGGTTTCCTTGTTGTTGATCAGCCATGTTTTATATCAAACTTCTTTTTTTCTAAAAATTTATACATCACTCCTGTTAAATGACCACATAACCAAGCTTGAGCTTCTTCATCAGAAACTCCTCTATCTTCAGTGACTCTTACAACAGCATGATATGTTTCATGAGCTATAGTGTTATGTGATAAATACTTAGTGTCTATAATTAAAAAGTATTTATCGATATCTGGACTTAATAATATTCCTTCACTTTCACCACCATCATCTTCTAAAGTTAACTTATATTTTTTATATATTTTCTCTGATTCAGCTTTTAACTGATCTGTTATAATAAGTAACAGTTCACAACTGTACGTAGGAACTTTTATAGTTTTTATTATTTTCATTAATAGCTGTCAAAGCTTTTAAACATATCATAATATCTAGCATACATTGCTTTTCTATTCATTTTCCACACCTGATACATTTCTGCAAAGTCAGGAGTATTAACTATAGTAAGAGCATTATTACGAGCTGATCGTAACTTTGGTTCAATCAACTGTATTTTCTGAGCAACATCTTCCCCATTAATAAATAGATTTTCTAGAATACGTTGTTTAATAGCATACTCATAGTATTCATTAATCATAGGATGATCTAATACAAGTAAGTTACCTAGATCATCTTCCAATGCTCCTTGATAAGAAATAAATAATTTACCATGTTCTATGTTAGTATATATAAAACCATTTTTTATAAAAGCAGTATGTCCATCATGATTGTTAAGAGCATCTGCTCTTCCTCCATCCGTAGACATTCTAATACGTTCAAATGATTCATATGTTCTAGTTTCAGTTTTTCTTTTTTCAACTACTTGTACAAATATCTTTTCTCCATTCTGACACTCTTGTACATAAGTAGCTTCACAGCAACAGTCTGATTCAGCTCTATGACATCTAGAACAATTGCCAACAATTACATTTTCAGTTTCTCTTCCAGCATTAGCTCTATAGTTAACTGTATACGTACCTGTTAAATAAGCATAGTTAAGAACATAAAAGTCATCAGGAAGTTTTACTTTCCTATTCTCTATATCTAAAACTTTTTCTTTTGTTCCATTAATTCTTAAACCTAAATCATAGTTTACTCGTTGAGCAACTTTAATAAGTTGAGCTGGTTCAATAAGACCTTCATTATTATAAATAGCAAAGTCAATACCTACATCACCAAGTAATTCATCAAATGTTTTATATTTAAGTTCTGTATTCATTATCTTGCAATATTTTGTTTATCATTAGCAGCATCTGCTGGAATTTGGTAAAGGCCCATAAAATCTTTAAATACTTGAGCTTCTAACTCAGCTAGTAAATAATCAGGAACATTAAATGATTGATTTTGTTTAACAATACAATTGTCCTCTTCACAAGTCCAAGCACTTATATCATCTTCAAATATTCCCTCTATACGCACAGCTTCCCATTCTAAATCAGGGAAATATATATAATCATCTAGAAACCAAAAATATCTAGTTTTGTTATATTTAAATGATTTAGATTTTACAACACCATTATAAGTACTAGGAAGAATAGGTTGCATTTCTTCTGAACCATCAAGTGAACTTATAGTACGAATAAGAGGTCCAAAATATCCCTGTAAGAATACAGGAAGTTTATCTTTAGTACGTTTAATAGTACAATCAGATGATACTCCTGTACAGCATGCCTCTACTCTATCTACTGTTATAAGCTCTACATAATCCATTGTTTGAATTACAGATGAGAAAACCAAAAGTTTATTTTTGCTATCCTCACGTTTCATTAGAAACTTAGCTGTTTTTAAAACAAATGTATATATCATACGATCAGTCATAAAAGCATCTTGTTTGTTACCTTTAAGCTGATCACGTAGTCTTGATACAACATCTCCAATAGTATTTTTAGCCATTTTAATCTAAATTAAATTCATCATAATTTTTTAACAGTTCTTTTGTTTCATCTGTCTTTGATTGCTTAAACTTTTCCAATCTAAACAACCTGCTTATTTTAAGCTTATTATCAACTTGAATATATTTTTTCCATTCACTAGGGTAGGTTTTAGCAACCGATCTTTTAAAATCTCTTAGTGCAGTGAATCCCCATAAGTCATGATTTTTAAATCTATATTTAGTTTCATAGTTTGTATAAAAAATCTTAGCTACATACTGGTCAGATTCCCAATTTCTATTTTGAAGTTTGACCCCATAATGTAGACTTTTATGATAATCCACATTATCAGTAATTTTTCTTGGGCAACTTCCTATAAATATATATCCTAGTTGCTCAGGAAGTTGCACACCATCTCTCTCATTTATTATACCATTCCATATTAAACCATTAAAAGTTTTAATAACATCTTTAAACTGATTTAAAGTAAGGGTGTTATACTTTGGATTTTCTTCTATAAATTTGTTATAGAATTCCATATTTGTAAGATTTAATTTTTTAGGTCTAAATCTTGGTGCATTAAGGTCTGGTTTTTTATATTGTTTTGCCACAATCTCTTATATTATAATTTACGAAAAATCTTTGAGGTTTCCTAGTTAAACTTTAATAGTTTAAACAGTGTATATAAATTCAGATATTTTACCTTTCTCAACATCATGAATTTCCATAATAGCCTGACGTTTGGCTCCTACAAATTTGTTATGATAATGCCAATAATCTGTAGAACACAGACTAGGTAGATGTTTAACAGCAAAACCATTATATTCATTTTCAGTGACAAACTCAACAGTTTTTTTAGAATGAAAATGACCAGTGTAACAGGTACGATATTTAGTGGCTCCCCAAGATACTGGAAATTCTGTAGCATACACTAAAGCTGTATTCTTTTTTGTAACATCTCCATGCTCAAAAGCAAAAAAGTTATGACCATAAACCACAACTTTTCTTTCTGCATACTCTACATCAAAATAAATATTATTTTCTTCTAAATCAAAACACTTAGATAGTGCATGAGCTATATGAAATGAACTAAGTCTATCATGGTTTCCTGGGACATAAACTACATGCAAATTGTCACAGAATTGTTTAAGGTAAGCTATTGACCAATACAATGCATCAAAAGCCTCTGCATAAGCATCCTGTGCCCTCTGAGCATTATCCACCGGAGTACCACCTGTTGTTGTACCAGAGAAAGTATCCATATTAAGAAGATCTCCCCCTATAACGTAAACTATCTTAGTAAGTTTATGGGACATATATGCCCTACCTACCAGATTAGTAATAGCTTCTTTAAAGTGAACTAGTATATTAGTATTATCTTCTTTTCCAAAATGTAAGTCTTGTGTAGATATAATACCTACAGAATCATTTGTAAACTTCTCATTTACAAATACTTCTCCAATTTGTTCATAACGTGGATTAAAGTTAGCTATTACATCAGCTAATATATCTTTAGGTTCATGTTTAAGAGCTGTTACCATGGCTGATATAAACCAACCATCATGTCTTTCTTTATTCCAATATGAACTAAGCTTCCATTTAGTAACATCTATCTTTAATAGTTCTATAATCTCTTCTGCAGTTCTAGGTTCTGTAAGAGACAGTCCTTTTATTTCTGCAGTACCTTTATCAAGGTCTTCTTTAAACTCTAATATTTTATTTGTTCTTGGATGTTCTATAGTTTCTCCAAATTTAAAATTAATTTGTCTTTTTAATTGTTTGTATTTCTCAATAGAAATACCTAATTTTGTAGCACAGAATGCATTAGACCGTTTCCATTTTAATGAGTGTTTAACTTTATCAATTAGATTCATATTATTAAGAATTAGTTATAATATATAAAGGTAAGGACTTTTAATTTAAATTATTAACATTATATAAACATATTTAAAAAATTGAGCCCCAGTGTAGAAACACCGGGGCTTTGTTTGTCAGGATTAAACCAACAAAACCTGACTTTTATTTTTTAAGAAAATCTGCAACTGATGCATTTTCTCCATGTATGTTCCATATAATTTCATCATTGTTATTTACAGTTGCATGTTTTAAACCAGCCTTCACCCAAGCCACTCTCCACATCATATCATCATGTCCACAAACATCTGCTTCTGTTAAAGGAAGAATAAGATCTAAAGCTTTTTTATTAAAAGCAAAAGTCATTGGCATGTGGTAATCACTTCCTCCAGGATTTCCTCCTAGATTATCAAAAGGAGTTGGGGAAGCTCGATATAAATCATGTCCATTTAATTGAACATTTATAAATGAAGAGACTATATCAACATCAGGATTTTCTTCAAAAGCTTTTACTATATTTTTTACGTATTTACTTTTATGGATATCATCATCATCCATCTTTATAAATAAGTCATAACTTTCATAATCAGGTATAAACTTTATACAATTCATATTATTGAAATGTGAAAATCCATAATGTTTATAATTATCACTATAATTAATTACCACATTATTATTAACTAAATCATCATAAAGAGGTGAAAGATTTTTAGTTGTAGATGTTGAATCTAAAGTGATATTAACAGAATGAACTAAATTTTTATATGTCTGATTTAAACAACTTAATATACTTTGTCTCATCATATATGCTCTCTTATAATAAGCAGATGTAAAAACTAATACTTTTAATTTTTTCTTTTTAGCATGTATTATACCCATTATATTAGGATCTGTACAATACCATCCAAAACTATTTGAAGCAAATACTTCAAAGTTTAATTCTTTAAATTTATTAATAAGAACTTCTTTACATTCTGGGTTATGATATTCAACAGCCATTTCTTCTACACTACTAAATACTTCAACTGGTATATCTTTTATTAAAACTTCAAATCCTTCTATATCCATTTTAATAAACTCAGGTTTATAAGTTTTAATAAGATTTGATAAATCATCTGCTGTATCAATTTTTCCACAAAGAAATGTATGTGATGGATATATTTCAGTAAGACTATTTATTTCAGTACATGTTTCATCAACTCCTATTATTTTAGAAGCTCCTCTTGATAAAAAATATTCTGGAGTAGATTGAAAACCTTGATTAATCCAGCCACATCCTAAATCAAGAACACATTTATTTTTAAGATCTGTAATATCTGACCAATGCTCTAAAGGATTTTCGGAATGAACTATTTTAGTTTTTACAATAGACATGTTACCTCCTTTGTTTTTAAGATTTCCTTAGCATAGTTATAAGAGCATTGTTTATCTGTAAAAGATTCAATTTTTATATCAAAAGGAAGTCTATTAATATATGCTCCTTTATAAAATAATTTACTATTGCCATCTACTACTCCAGCATTATGATAGATGAGACATTTGTCCCACTCTGCAATTGGAGAAGTAGCCCAAGAGAAATGAAGTTTATCACTCACCTTAACTTCTTTTTCAAAAAACCATAAATTCCAAAGAACTGCCCACATATCAGCACACCATATTTGGATAGCATGTGGAGGATTGTCTTTCACAATCTGATCGTTTACAAGTCTAAATAAGTTTTCAGCATCCCAATATACTTTATTCCAGAAAGCAGCAGATACTTGTTTTAAAATATACTGAGCACCCCCACTATTTTTTTCTTGAGATATTACTAAATTCTTATCAACGTTTACTATTCTAGTCATTAGATCTAGATAGTGTTCTCCTTTTGATCTTATATAGTCAGCTCCTATATAACTTACAGTATCACTAACATAAGATACAGTATCAGAAAGAAGATCAGTAAAATCAACTTCTTTAGATAATACTATATCACAATCATGATAAAATATTATTTCTTTTTCTAGTTCTGGATTACTAATCCAATGTTTATGTAAGATGTAAGGCCTAACACTAGAAATATAACTTGGTTTAATTCTGTCATCTTTATAAAAGAAAAAGTTAACTTTTGAATACGTTTGTTTTAATTTATTCCATTTTTTAGAAATTTCTCCATAATGAGCACATACAATATGTATATCATTAGGATCTACTCCATTTCGAATAAAGTTATTTATCATAACTTCTACTTGCCAAGTATAGTAATCTATGGCAGGTTGTGCACAAATAAATTTCATTTTGTTGATTTTTGGTTTATTACGGTATTTTTTATAAATAATTCAAAATTAGTTATAAAAATATTAAGTTCTTAATATTTATACACAATCATTATTATCTAAACAAAGTACAGTTGATGGTGTAATTACAATACTACCAGCACCAGCAACTTGTGCAATACTACCTGCCCAAGCACACAAAAATGTACTTGTAGTGATTACTCCAGTATAAGTAAGAATTCCATCAATATTTATATATTCTATATTAACAGATCCTGTAACAGTAACAGTATGACAATACGTAACAGGATTAAAACAATTACCTCCTCTATCTAAACACTGATACTGAGTAAATGGTAATAGTTGAACAGTTACAGCTGGATTACTTACTGTTATAGGACCAAGGCTACAAGTGTATACTCTTTGATTTGCTAGTAAACTAAATTCTTGTGGTTCTGGATCACCAAAACAAATAGTTGTTGTAAAATCATATGAAATAGTAGGACTAGTATTAATTACTAAATAGCAACTACAACTAGGAGCAGCAGTAGTTGTTGTAGTACATTCTACTAAATTTACTGCAGTAAGTATTGCAGTCATCACCTGAGTGATTGTCATACCGTTACTAATACCGGCACAATCATAATCAATGCCTGTATATATTACACAATCCGTTTCAACTGTGTCATAACAAGGTTGTGAGTCTGGGCACACTGTAGTTGTACAAATAACAGGTTCCCCTATTGAGCAACAACAAGGTACTTTATTATCATATTTAGCATTACAGTTACAAGACATTTTTTAAATATTTAATTATTAAACAGGTTTATTTTATTTTTACCCAGTACATGCTAATGCACAAGTATCAAATGGTATGTTTGTTAAATATGTTCCTGTTGTTATTAGTGTTGTATTTACTAATTTATATGACCACAATTGTAATGCTGGCCCAGGCTCTCTGTAAAACTTTCCAATTACACCTGCTCCAGACATTTTAACATATGTATCAAATGCATAATTACAACTAGTATCATCATCTGAACAAACATATGCTCTAGCAAAATAATAATTGTCTGCCGGTGGTGCAATTGTTGTGGTAGTTGTTGTTGTACTAGTTGTTAGTGGTGACAAACATGCTCCATCTATGCAAGTTCCTCCAGTAATAATAATAACAGATGCCGGATTTGAAGCAGCTCCATTTGATCCACAATACTGAGCTTGACTATTTGCAGGAATTGATGTAGAAACAATTACACCAGAACAGTTTCTATAACTAATAGATTGACTAACGTCACTTATATTAGAAAATAATATACAATTACATACTATAGGAAGAATTGTTGTAGTAGTTGTAGGTGCAACTGTAGTGGTAGTTGTTGTAGATGTTGTTGTAGATGTAGATGGAGCAATTGTAGTTGGAGCTATTGTTGTTGTTGTAGTTGTACAACCATTTGTACAAAGACCATTATCAAAAAGTAAAAGTCCAGATGCTGTTACAGATCCTTCTTGAGCACATATGTTTACAGATGTGTTTACAACTATACTTCCACCTACAAGAATTCCAGTACAAGTTCTGTAGCTAAATGATTTAACAGGAATCAAGATGCTAGTTGGATATATAATAGTATAGCATTTACAAGGTGCAATAGTAGTAGTGGTTGTTGTTGGTGCACTAGTAGTGGTAGTTGTTGGAACATTGCATACACAATCTCCTTGACTTGGAACACAACTATCTCCTATTGTAATTAGTAATTTTTGACTAGCACCTGTAGAATTTGTACCACAAACTTGATGAGTGGTTAGACCAGGAACAGTGTAACTATTAAAAATAAGGGTTCCACAACTTAACCATGTTACTACAGCTGGATCTGATCCAACATTATTAAAGGTTATACATGAGCATGGACATGGGTACGAAGTGGTAGTAGTTGTAATAACAGGACATACTCCTTCTGTAGAACTTTCCATTATTACTGTAGTACCAAAATTAATCCATGGTCCTGATGGAGATGTAATAGGATATTCACTAGGAATAGGTAGATAAGCATATATTTGAGTGCCTCCTCCTAAACCATTAGCATACTCCCATTGTGAACCAGTCCAATATACATATCCTAATGTTGTAGAACAATTTCCAATTTTAGGTTGATAGTAAACTTTACCATTCCATAAAAGTAAAGAAGGTTGAGTAACACAACTTGTTGAAGGAAGTGAATTTTCTGATATTGTAAAACAAATATCTGTAGAAACACAATTAGGAAGATGAGTAGCAATAATTTCTATTATATCACATAAAGAAGTACCATTTATTATACCATAGCATGTTAAATCAGGACCACTATAAGTTACACATTCACAATTATATAATTCATCACAAAGCTCCCCTATACAAGGTATAGTGGTAGTAGTAATAATTGGACTACATGTAGTACAACAAGTAGATGGAACCGTGTTACATCCACAATCATAGTCACACCCACAATTACATCCTGATGAATAATACATTTTTAATATTTTAAATAATTGACATTTTATTTTTATTTTAAGGACAAGGAACCAATGTATTAGTCATTGTTAGAAAAACAGCAACATCGTTACTATAATACCAAAAATATGGTTCATTAACTGAACATATAGTATGAGTTCCTATAGATCCTGCATTAAAGGCAACTCCTCCACCAGTATTACCACTAGGACAATTACTTTGTTGTTCTCCACCAAAAGCATCATATGCTGTAACTTCAAGTGGTTCAGGAACATTTACAGTGAGTGGCTCACCTGTATTTCCAGTTGCATTTTCTACATCACCTCCTGTTATAGTGTATTCCCATAAAGTGGATTCACAAGGAGGAGTTGTTGTAGTTGTTGTAGCAAAACATGGAGTACCATATAAACATAATCCATTATCAATTGGTATATTAGTATCTGGAAGAATATCTATAGTTCCTTCTTGTGCACAAAAATTAACAACAGTTGGAACTAATATAGTTGATTCTCGTATTGTAAAAGAAATGCTTAGTCCTTCACAATTTATATAAGTTAATGCAGTTGGACTTTCAAGAATTCCGTTAACAGTGTAACACTTACAAGGAGGAGCTGTTGTAGTAGTCGTAGTTGTAGAAGTAGTTGTAGTTGTACAAATACATCCTTCTTCTTCAATGCATTGGCCTCCAATACTAATAATTATGTTTTCTGTTGGTGATGTAGGATTAGATCCACATACACTTAATATTTCATAATCTTCCATCATATAACTATGATAACCTAAATCACAATCAAACCAACTAACAATATCACCAGCAACTGTATTACTTGTAAATGTTATACAATTACAGTTATCTGTACAGTTTGGTATAGTAGGGCATTCCATTGAATCACCTTCTCCTGTAGGTTCACAGTCATCACTATAAAATACTTCAATAGGATCTATAGAACTTACATTACTACCACAAACTTGTAATGGATATATAGTATATACAGGAACATCTGAAATAAAAGCCCCATCACAGTCAAAATAGTTTATTAGTATATTAACTCCATCTACACTAGTTACTGTCATACATTGACAAGGAGGGGTTGGACAAGAATCATCAATACAAGCAATTGTTCCTCCGTAGATTATTGCATCAACATCGTCACATGATAATGTGCCAAGTAAAGCACAATACCTTGGTTGTATTGCTGCATATATATCTTCTTGATCAACTCCATCACAATCAGTCCAAAATACTGAAGATCCTTCCATGGCTTGTACATAATAACAAGGACATGTAGGAAGAAGGCTAGCAGTAGTAGTTGTAGTAATAGGGGGTGGAGGAGGTACATCAAATTCAACATATGGACATCCTGCGTTAACTGATTGCAATCTAACTTTTACAATATTATCATTTACAATAAAAGTATATCCCGGTGAAAGCAATAATGACTTTGGAATACTAGTTGGCCCAGCAGAAACATTATTTAAGTTATCTACTAAAAATAAATCATAGGGGCCAAGATCTGGACCTGAGCTAGTGATTGTTATATTTATAAGTTGTGACATTTATATTTATATTGTACAAGTTACTAAAGTTAAGGAGCAGCAGTAGTAATTACAGTGAGTTCTCCTGTTAATGCACAACAATAATCAAGAGGAAACAATATTTCTAAAACTTGAATAATTATTTCACACAATGGATCCCCAGTAATTATATCAGAACATTCATGATCTGGACCAGAATATAATACACAACATAAATCAATTTTTTTTCCATCACACGGATCTATAGGTTCACATGTGGTTAAACATGTAACTCCTGGAGGTGAGCAAAATGCACACGGTTCACATGAAGAAGAAGATAATTTACAGTTACAAGACATATTCTAATTTAATTTATTATAATGGTGGTGTACAAGTTCCTACTAATGTTACATATGATGTTCCAGTTATTAATACATCAGCATCAAAATAAAAGAAATAAGGTGTATAAATAGGATCAATACATATTGCTGATTGAGCACCACTTGTAGAATAAATAGTTGTAGATGTTACAACGTCTCCACAAGCTATATATGACAGATATACATTTCCATCTTGTGCTGGATTTGTATTATTTGCAGCATTAGTTATATCTGCAGCTTCTATATAAACATTATAATTATTACAAGGAGCTGCTGTAGTTGTAGTGGTTGTAACAGGTATTGGAGCAGGAATAGTATTTGTAACTATTTTAGTACACGTTCCAGCAGTATTTACAATACAACCAGTTACCACTATTGTCCAAGGAAGAGAAACATCTAATCCAGAAGCACTAATATCAAAATTAACTCCAGAAGGATTTGTAGATGCAGCAACTAAATCAAAAGTACTAGTATATAAATGACCATTACCATCATTAATTGTTACAGATGATAAAGTTGGACAATTTGAATATCCAGAAGGAATAACAGTAAGTGAATTAAATAACAAGAAAATATTAGTACTAGTTGTTGTTCCCACTGTAAATCCTAAAAAGAAAGATGAACAGTCTGAAGCACCACAACAATCTCTAAGATCATCAATTACTCCTCTCATATCACAAACTGTAATCCATAAGTTTTGCATTGATTGAGCAAAACTATTTATAGTGTTATTCCAACCAGCTAAACTAGACATAGTTCCAGGTTGACTTAAAGCAGTTAGACTACCTAAGTTAGTACACTGTGAAGCTGTTGCAGAAGTTAATTGATTATTTGTACCTAAAACATCTCTAAGTTGACAATACTGATCATCTAAATTATCTAGTAAAACATTCATAGCTGTAGGAATCCCTGCTACAATATTTCCGTATGAACAATTTGAAGTAACAAGTGGAGGAATATAACAACATGGAGCATCTTCTAAATCAGTAACTCGTGTATCAAGACTTGTAATCTGTGCTGTATGAGTGGTAACTGTTGCTTTTAAAAGACAAAATTGATTTGCTAAATGAACAACATAAGAACTCAGTACTAAAGATGTAACTAGTAAACCTGTAGAAGGATCTGTATATTGTAAACAAGGAGGTAAATTTAAAATTGGTTCATCAGAAGAACCACCAAAACCTTCTGTAATTATATTATCTATAGCTGTATTAAGTGTTCCAAAAGAGCAACAAATTTTGTCTATAATAAGTTGCAAAACAGCAGCCAATGTTAATTCTGGTTCTGGGCTATTTGTACAAATATTCAATATACAATCAAGCTGTAAATTATCAAGTGATGTTGTGTTTTGCAAGTCACACAGTTGAGTAGCTATTTTATATGTTATATCAGATATACTATCTCCTTTACAGATATTAATACAAGAAATATCTGGTCCCTGCCATATCACACAATTGGATGATACAGGAGAACAATTTTCTTTATCAGAACTTGATTTATATGGTTTCATATTATTATCTTTGTTTATAGGTAATTATAAGAGTGTCTTATAGGTGTTTTTGATTTTTTAAATGATTAAAATAGTATGCTAAAAGCAGTACTCTTATATTATAATATACAAAAAAATTTACAACTTTCCAAGCATATATTTCTCTGCATTTTTAATTGTATCATCCCCTGCAAGC